ATTTGGAAGTAGAAGTTTTGCATGTATTAGATTAGCGTGTCTCAATTTTGGGAATGCGTTGAATGCTAGATACGGATCAACTTTTATTAAGAGTAATTTAGAGTTTTTCGGCTCAGTCGTTTTAGGCTGGGTTGATAAATACATTAAACATTTAGGAGATAATTAGGCATCAGATTGGGGTGTATTCCAAGTTGAAGGAGAGAAAGTTGAAAGTGAAGAAAAGAAAGAAGAAGGATTTAAATCTTACGTAGAGAAATGTACTAGTTTGATGAACGAGTATTTAGTATCTGAGAAAGGTTTAGAGTTCCCCAAACTTCCTGAGTGGAAGGATGAGTGGAACGAGCGAATGATGAATTTGAAACATTCTTCGCTATTCTATGCAGTGATGGAATTAGTGAAGAATGCGACAACTTTGTTTATGTTGTTATCTTTTTTAGATAAAGATCGAGCTAAGGAGATGTTAGATATGATCAATACTAAAAGTTGGTATAAATCCATTAAAATTTTAGGTGCTTCGGCGCTTACTATTATGGGTTTACTAGCTATTTGTAAAGAGATTAATAAGATTAGAGCTCGAGCTTTGGCTGGTGAGCCATTGTTTGGAGACGATTTAGTGTTGTGTTTTCATAAAGAATTGAATGAAATTATAGAAAGTAGTGGTTTGATCCCAACTGATATTAAGATGTCAGAAGATGGGAAAACTATTGCTAATACAAAGAATTCAATTAGATTGAGAGCATTAAAGGAGAAGATTAGGTCGCACGAGATAAAAATCGCGCAGACGATGAAACCAGATGAGAGAGCACAACTAGTTGCTATTAATAAGAAGATGTTGATAGCAGACAAGTTGTGTTTGGAGTCGTATGCTGCGTGTAATAAACGTAGGAAACAACCTTATGCTATGACTTTTATGGGAGCCCCAGGTATTGGGAAAACTATATTAGTTGGCATGGTTCATGAGTTCACAGGTATGTTGCTTGGTCTCCCTACGGGGAACGAGTATATGTATGTGAAGAACTTTGCAAGTAAGTATGATGATATGTTTAAGGCGTTTATGTGGCATGTATCGTTTGACGATTTTGGGCAGGTGAAGCCCAATATGGTTCAAGCGTTTGCCGCTGCTATTTTTGCGCCGATTGCGTATAATAATACGACGGATAATCCGGCTGTGAAAGCAGTTGCGGAAGAAAAAGATAAGTATTTGATACACCCGAAGATTCTAACTTTTACTGCTAATAGCCCTAGAGAGGCAATTAAGGCAGTAGTTGTAGATGAATTTGCGATTTTAAGAAGAATGGGACCAGTTGTGTTCCCGGTGATAACCAAGTATTTTAGATCCGAAGCGGACGAGAGTCAGTTGGATTATGCGAAGTTTGCTGCGTGTATGGCGAGTGATGATTGGTCAAATGGATATCCTTGGATATTCCAAATTGGTAAATATTACCGCAACAAGAGTGGATTTGTAGCTATGCAATTTTTGAAGAATGATGGGTCGAATAGTAGGTATGTGTCGTTAGCTGGCGAAGAGCTAACTGATGAGACTATATTTACGTTTCCCCAATATTTTCAATTTGTTAAAATGGAGTTGAAGAGACATCAACAGATGCAAGCTATTGAATTCCATCTGAGTGCAGAAAAGTGTGCGCAATGTGGAGAACCCCTTTTGGGGCATAGTGCTATTTGTGATAAGGAGATTATTAAACAGTACGGATTTGTTCAAGCCGGTTTACCTGAATTTTCAGGTTTAGCTGGTTTATCAGATGAATTTTTAAAACCTTTAATACAACGTAGTGGCGTAGTGGCCCACGGTTGTAGAGAAAGAGTTAGAGATTTGCAGGATAGAACAATTCCAGAATGGAGAAGTAAAGTTTTAAGATTATATAACGATAAGTGCCCAGAGGTTGTTGATCCAATTAGGAGATACATGGGACCGGGTTTACCGATGCGTGATATATACTCTTATTACCGTTACGGTGATAGAACTATGTTAGAGAGAGGAATATTATTAACTAAGAGAGATTGTTTTTGTTTAAGTGTGTTGTATTGGGTTTTATATTGTGTTGTGATGTTGAGAGATAGCTTTTCCGGTATTACGGGAGTTATGACGGTGTCTATATATGCGTTGATTTTATATAATTGGTATTTAAACTTATATTTTAGTATTTTTGTGATGTTTGTGTTGTGTAATCATTTTATTATTACATTTACATTGGTAAGAGCTAAGCGATATTCAGATAAATTTTTGATTAAGATATGTGATAGTATTGAAGGGACCCTTTTTAGGGGAAAACTTGATAACTTAACATTGATGGATGTCGCGAAAGCTTATTTACCTGCTGAGGTGGAGTCTTTGATGAAGTTCACAAAAGCAGTGGCTTTAGTGTCTTCTGCGCTTTTCGTGTACAAACTTTCTGGATTCCTATTTAATGGGAAGAAAGAAGGACTTGTACAATTGACAGATACTGAAAAATATTCAGATTATGTTAGTGAAAAGCCAGAGAAATTCAAAGATTTAGAGAAGAAAAATTTAAGTGAAATTAGTCAAATGTTCGTTAATTCTGATATTATATTTGAAGATGAGACGAAAGAGATTAAGGAGAAATTAAGAAACCATTGGAATTGTCTTAAAATGGCAGCGGCTACAGCCGCGGTTGCAGTGTATGCCAAGAGTTCCAAATACCCAGAAGCTACGCTTAAGGAGATGATGCAAAGTATGTGTTACATTGCTAAGATTACATCCCTTGAAGATAAAACTTTGAAGTGTTTGGAGTTTAGTGCGTATAGATACAAAGAGAGTATGTATATACCTAGACATGGTTTAAATTATTGGAAGTATATTGGTGCTTTTGGAAAGAAAGGATATGCAAAAATTGAATTTCTTTCTATTGTGCCAGGTTTTAATAGACCAAATGTTTCTTTCCAAGCTAGATTTGACGATTTTGTTGGAGATGAATTTGACTTCGCAGCGATAAGAGTTTCTCAGTTTTGGGGGCCATTAGCTAAGAAGTATAATGAGTTATACTGGGATGTGGAAGAAGATTTTAATCCTTATTTGGTGGGGATGAAAGGTCTTATTTTTGCGCCTTGTAGAAACGAATTTATGGAATTAAAGTTTAGACATTCGGCTAACTACAAAGTTGCTTTAGCACCTCATGTGAATGGTTTTATTTTCAAGGAGTATACAAACCCTAGAAACGTAAATATCATTGATTATGAAGTGTTATCAACTCAATCGAGAAATGGAGATTGTCATTCACCCGTTATAGCTATTAACAAACAAGGAGTCCCGCTTATAGTGGGGGTTCATACGCAATTATACATTGATAAGAACACATTAGTACCCGTAGGTGGGGCATATGTGATTTCGCGTAAAATGTTAGATAGATTAAACGATAAAGCTCTGGTAAGTTCAAAATTGCTTTCAGTGCCTATCCTTCCTACTACGAGAGTAGAGATTGAAGGACCGATGCATGAAAAAAGTATTTTGAACACCAGAGAGGTGGATGCTAATATTCTAGTAGTAGGAAAGAGTGTCTGTAATGTTAGACCAAACTCTGAATCAAGAGTCCAACCAACAAAAGTTATTGATAAATTCAAGAGTTGGCTCGATGAAACAGGAGTAGAGTATGGAGCGCCGCGTTTAAAAGCGGGTCTAGTGGATGGTGTTTGGGTTGATCCCAACAACAAACCCCTAGAGGCTTATGACGTTAAGGGTCCCGAAGTTAAACCGTTCCCTATGCATACGTTTAGGGCGGCAGCTAAGGACTTAGCGGAAGACATATTCAAAGGTTTGGAAAAACATAGAAAAGTGATAAATGAAGTTTTACAAGGTCGAACTGTTCTCAGTATGATGGATACAATTAATGGAGTTGAAGATGGGAAGTTTATTCCCCCAATTAATTTGAAGACGTCTGCTGGTAGCGAGTGGCCAGGTGGAAAGATGGCTTGGCTCGACGTAGACGACGTTGAGACTGCCAAGAGAAAGCGACCTTGTTATAAACTCAAACCAGAAGTTCAAGATTTTTATGATAGACAATGGAATGAAGTTAAAAATAATGAGTCGCTTGGTGTCACCTTTACTGCTCAAGCTAAAGATGAAGTTAGAGTGGCAAAGAAGAGCGCGAGAATATTTTATATGATGCAATTG